CAGGTACATATAGTTTTCCTTCTAATACATCCACTGTAGACTGGGATTCTTTCTATTTAAAGAAACTTACTGCAGCTAACAATCAGCCATCCCGTCTTGCTGTTCTTACTTACACTGACTATTTGAACAACCATCGTCCTCAGGAAGATGTTAATGGTACTGGTGGGTATGGCCCTACCATTGCTGTCTATCAAACACAAGAGTCTAAGTTTGGTGCTACTCCTATTCCAGATCAGGCATATGAGATTGAATATAAGTATTGGTCTTTCCCTGCTGACCTAGCTGAGTCTACTGATGTAGCCATCATTCCAGATAGATTTACTAATGTATTGATTGATGGTGCTATGTTCTACATGCTGATGTTCAGGTCTAATGAACAAGGTGCGGCAGTATACAAAGAGAAGTTTGATACTGGTATTAGAGCGATGCGAAGACTGTTGCTAGATGAGCCTCTGTACATGAGTTCTACAGCATCTATTAGCCCCTCATTCCATCCTAGAGTGTTTTAATGGCAGACAGAATTAATGGCTTTAAAGTAACTTCTATTGGTGGCATGAACACCAACAGGGACGTATTGTCTCAAGGTGAAGAAAGCCCCGGTTCTGCTACACAGCTTATTAATTATGAGCCTTCTATTAATGGTGGTTATAGACGTATCAGTGGATTTGCTAATAACTATGGAACAGTTACAGGCACTGGTGCTGTCTTAGGCGTATTAGTAGCAGAAGATTTAAACAATAGTATTTTTGCTTGTCGTAAACCTTCTGCTGGTACAAACTATTTTTATAGGTGGGTAGCAGCCTCATCCACTTGGACTGCTATTTCTACTCCCGGCACAGTGACGATGGTAGGGGTGAAGAAGGTTAGGTTTACTAAATATAATTGGAGTGCTCCTAAGTTTGTTTTAACTGATGGTATTAATCCAGCAGCCGTGTATGATGGAACAACATATACACAGATTACTCATTCTAATGCACCCAACAGTCCTAAGTATTCAGCAGCATTTAAGAATCATATATTCTTAGCTGGTGATCCTACAGATCCTTACAACTTATATGTTTCTTCTCCATTAGCTGAGACAGACTTTAATCCAGCTAATGGTGCTGCTGTTATTAATGTAGGCTTTGAAATTGTTCAGATTAAACAATTTAGAGATACGTTATACATCTTCGGTAAGAATGCTATTAAGAGTTTGGTAGGTACAAATATAGCTGACTTTGTTGTTGGCGAGGTGACAACAAACTTAGGTTGTGTTGTGCCAGATAGTGTGATAGAACTGGGTGGTAATTTATTGTTCTTAGGACCAGATGGTTTTAGACCTGTGTCAGGAACAAATAAGATTGGTGATGTTGAACTTGAGACAATCTCTAAACAGATTCAGTTTACGATTACATCAATCTTACAAGAACTTAATGCTGGCTCTATTGATCCAGAATCTTTGAGTTCAGTGGTGTTGCGTAAGAAGTCTCAATTTAGAATGTTTATTCCTAGTGAAGGAACATTTGGATTGTTAGGTGGTTTGCGTGAAAGAGAAGGTGGTATTTCTTTCGAGTATAGTCAATTGTTTGGCTTTCCAGCTACCTGCGCTTCTAGTGGTTATATTGGTATTGATGAAGTAATTATTCATGGTGATGCTACTGGTAAGGTACATAGACAAGAAACAGGAACTTCTTTTAACACTGCTGAAATATTGAGTGTCTATCAAACTCCTTTTTATTATTTCCAAGATCCTACCATTAGAAAGAATTTCTATAACATTTCTACTTTCTTGAGAAGTGAAGGATCTTCTAGTATTGTTATGGGTGCTTCCTATGACTTTGATGATTCAGTTGGTGTGTTCAATCCTGCTAACTATAACCTACCTATTGTTGGAACTGCTGCTTATTACAATGAAGCCATCTATGATGCCACAGCCATTTATGATGGCAACCCATCACCAGTAAAGAAGACAAACATTGAAGGCTCTGGATTCTCCATTGCTTTCAAATATGTGACTAATGATACGAATGCTAGTCATACGATTCAAGGGCTTGTCTTGAATTATTCAATCAATGACAGACGCTAAGGAGAACTACCTTGACAGGTTATGTAAGACAATCTGCTGCTGACATCGTCCCAACGGGCGTAGTTCGTGCTGCACCAATCAACAATGAGCTTAATGCTCTTCGTGATGCCTTTGCTACTGCTGCTGGTCATAGACATGATGGCACTGCTGCTGAGGGTCATCCTGTTCCTGTCATTGGTGACGCTGACTTATTAAATAAAATTGCTACTGATACAGCTAACAATCGTCATGGTGTATTTGTTGAAGTGGCTGCTGCTGCTGTTGAGCAGGTTCGATTTCAAGATGGTGCTATTGTTCCAGTAACAGACAATGATGTTGACCTTGGTACAAGCTCTTTAGAATTCAAAGACTTACACATTGATGGTACAGCTAACATTGACAGCTTAGTTGCTGACACTGCTGACATTAATGGTGGAACAGTTGATGCCGCTGTTGTTGGTGCAAGCACTCCTGCTGCTGGTACATTCACTACACTCACTGCCAACACCTCTTTAGTTGCAGCCACTGCTGACATTAATGCAGGTACTATTGATGGTGCTGTGATTGGTGGTAGTAGTGCTCAAGCTATTACTGGCACTACAGTTACAGCTACCACTGGTTTTGTTGGTGGCCTTACTGGTAATGTCACTGGTAACACTGCAGGTACACACACTGGTGCTGTTGTTGGTAATGTGACAGGCAATGTCACTGGTAATGTTACAGCCTCCACTGGTACATCTACATTCAACGATGTCACCATCAATGGTGGATTGAACATGGATGCTTCTTCAGCAGCCACCATCACTAATTTAACATCTCCTACAAATTCTGGTGATGCTGCTACTAAAGGGTATGTTGATACTTCTATCAGCAACTTAGTAGCCTCTGCTCCCGGAGTGTTAGACACTCTAGATGAATTGGCTGCTGCCTTAGGCGATGATGCCAACTTTGCCACCACAGTGACAAACTCCATTGCAACAAAACTTGCACTTGCTGGTGGCACTATGAGTGGTGCTATTGCAATGGGTACATCTAAGATTACAGGGCTTGGTGATCCAACAGCAAACCAAGATGCAGCAACTAAAGCTTATGTAGATACTGCTGATACATTAAATCTAGCTAAGTCTGGTGGCACTATGAGTGGTGCTATCGCAATGGGAACAAACAAGATCACTGGAATGGGTGATCCTACCAATGCTCAAGATGCTGCTACTAAGAACTACATTGATGTGTTGTTTGGCAGCACCTCCTCTGCTGCTGCTTCTGCTTCTGCTGCAGCAACCTCTGCTTCTAATGCAGCCACTAGTGCAAGCAATGCTTCTACATCTGCTTCTAATGCATCTAGCTCTGCCTCTGCTGCTTCTACATCAGCTACCAATGCTGCTGCAAGTTATGACGCTTTTGATGATAGATATTTAGGAAATAAATCTTCTTCTCCATCAGTAGATAACGATGGTAATGCTTTGCTTACTGGTGCTTTGTATTTTGATACAGTAGCTAATGAGATGCGTGTGTACACAGGTAGTACATGGAAGGCTACTGGTTCAGCAGTTAATGGAACTTCTTCTAGACAGGTTTATACAGCCACAGCAAGTCAGACTACCTTTGCTATTGTCTATGATGTTGGTTTTGTAGATGTTTATTTAAATGGCGTAAAGCTTATTGTCACTTCAGACTTTACAGCCACAAGTGGAACTAACATTGTTTTGGCTACTGGTGCAACGGCTGGTGACATTGTTGACATCGTTGCTTATGGTGCTTTTGATCTAGCTAATACTTACACACAGGCTGTTGCTGATGCTAGGTTTTCTCAGGTAGCTAACAATCTGTCTGACCTAGCAAGTGCTTCTACTGCTCGAACTAACTTAGGTTTGGCTATTGGTACTAATGTCCAAGCATATGACGCTGATCTTACTACCTTAGGTGCTGGTGGTTCTTCTGCACGTTCATTCCTTGGTCTTGCTATTGGTACTGATGTACAAGCTTACAACGCTAACATAGCCACTACCAACACAGCACAGACCTTCACAGCCACACAAACATTCTCAGGCTCATCATCTGCTACTGCCATTGTTTTAAACGATGCAGCAGAGGTAGCAACAGTATCAGCAACAGCAGCTACTGGAACGATTGCTTACGACATCACAACTCAGTCTGTTCTGTATTACACAAGTAATGCAAGTGCTAACTGGACAGTTAACTTCAGAGGCTCTAGCGGTACTTCACTTGACACTTTGATGAGTACAGGTCAATCAATGACTGTGGCTTTCTTGGTTACTCAAGGTGCTACTGCTTATTACAACTCTGCTGTGCAAGTGGATGGAACTACATCAGGTGTGACTACTAGGTGGTTAGGTGGTGCGCCTACTGCGGGAAATGCTAGTGGTATCGATAGCTATAGATATTTGATTATCAAGACAGGTAGTGCGACTTTTACAGTCTTGGCAAGCAACACACAATTTAAGGCTTAAACCATGCCATTACAAGCAACTTCTGGTGCTGCTAGTTACGATGCCTTTGGTGGTGGTGCGGCTGCTGTGCCTAACTACATTGAGGATGTGTTCAGCACCTACCTTTATACAGGCAACGGCTCTACACAGACCATTACTAATGGCATTGATTTGTCTGGTAAAGGTGGTTTGGTTTGGATTAAAGCCAGAAGCTACGTTAACAGTCACGATTTGATGGACACAGCCAGAGGCAAGTATGGCCTTTCCTCAAACAGCACTAGTGGTCAATTTTCGTTTCCAACTTTTAGTTTCAATTCAAATGGATTTACGGATGATGGAAGAACAAATGGTGGGTTAATTGCCTCATGGACATTCCGCAAGCAACCAAAGTTTTTTGATGTTGTGACGTTTAGCACCAATGCTTCAGGCGGGGGAACTTTTACACACAATTTAGGTTCGACCCCCGGTTTCATTATTGTCAAGTCAAGTAGCAATGCGGATCAATGGACTATTTATCATCGTTCATTAGGTACTAGCGGATATATGTATTTAAATACAACAGCCGCTAACAATCCTATTGCTGGTTTTTGGAGTGTCAGTTCAACATCAGTAACCTTTGCAAACGGGTATGGACCGGCAAGTGCTTCTATGGTGGCATATGTATTCGCCCACAACGCAGGAGGCTTTGGCCTAACTGGTACAGACAATGTGATTTCGTGTGGGAGTTATACAGGTTCTGCTACAGATTGGGCCGCTGGTGCAACGCTTGGTTACGAGCCTCAGTGGGTTCTTATAAAAAACATCACATCAGGTACAGCAAACTGGAACATCTTTGACAATATGCGTGGAATGTTTGTTAGTTCCGCTGATGACCCAGTACTGTTTCCAAATTTATCCAATGCGGAAGAAGCATATAACCTAATTCGACCTACTGCTACAGGTTTTGAGGTTGCAAACTCCAGTCGAGTTGGCGGGGCAGGAAATACTTGTATCTACATAGCCATTCGTAGAGGCCCGATGAAAGTGCCTACAAGTGGGACTAGTGTGTTTGC